CAAACGCGCGATTGAGAAAGCATACGGCACGGAACTTGCACCATTGGCTCCAAAGGCTCCTAAGCAAACTTGGCAACCAGTCAAGACGATGACCAGCAAGTCGAAACCATTTTTGCAGAGAGTCACCGAAGATCATTTGTGGTATGCATCGCCATGGACTTGTGATGACGGTTTGACGCAGGAAATCATATTGCGTGAACTTTTTCCTGACCCTGACGGATTGATTTGCGTTGGTAAATCCGCATTTGAATTCAAAACTGCAAAACTGGCAGACATCAAAGGACTGGAGCATTGCCAGTTCATCGTTCCATGTTACATGACCAAAATCAAAGGACTGACACAGGACGGCAAAGAATCCGAGCATTGCCTTGATAATTGCGGAGAACGCCGTTTTTGTGTTTGTGATTTCGACGAGCCAAAGAGTGCGGATCATGCAACGATCATCTGGTATTTGGCGAAGTTTTACCACCTCACCATGGCACTAAGCAGCGGCGGCAAATCATTGCACGCTTGGTTCGAAGTGGCAAAAGATGAGGAAGAATCATTTTGGAAGCTCGCAATCAGTTTGGGTGCCGATCCTGCATTGATGCGCAACAGGTCATCATTTGTCAGAATACCACTAGGAAAAAGGGACAACGGAAATTTACAGCGCATCATACACTTTAACCCAGACCGCAGCAAACACCCATTTGCGTGTTATAACCCATGAAAAACGTATTCATCCCATCTTGGCTCGATGACCTTAAACTCAACATTTATGAGTTTCGGTTATATTGCCATGCCGTTCGCCGAGGTAAGCTTTACGCATCAGTCGAATCAATTTGCCATGTTTGCGGCTTTGATCGAAAGAAACTATTTCAAACGATTGCTTCATTAGAAGCTAAACAACTGTTTCAAGTCACGCGAGAAAAAGGAAAAACCAACCGTATCGTGGCATTGCAACCAGTGCCGAAAACGGAACACCTACCTGTTCCACATTCGGAACACCTACCTGTGCCGAAAACGGAACACGGGGTGTGCCGAATTCGGAACACTAAGGATACTCCCATTAAGGAAACTCCCATTAAGGAGGATTTATTTGTCGGAAGCCATCAGTTTCCATTCGACTCCGAAGCATTCAAAAACACATGGCAAATGTGGGAATCAGAAAGAAAGCAAAGAAAAAAGCCGTTGAGCAAATCGGCAATCAAATTGCAAATTGGCAAAATGAAAGGACATACAGAAAAAGAAGTAATCGAATCCATACAAGCATCAATCGAAAAAGGATGGGCTACCATCTACCCTAAAAAAGAAATCACAACCAACGAACCAAGATCAATTTATGAACCATCAAAACCAAGAAGCATTTACGACTAAACAACTGCCAAACGCACCAGACGCTGAGCGATCCATTTTGTGCTGCATTTTGCACAATCCCGATCGTTTCCTGATCCGAGCAAGTAGCGACAACATCACCCCAGAGTTTTTCTACAACGCAACAAATCAGCGTATTTTTCAAATCATTCATGAGCAGCACCAGCAAGGCAAAAACATCGACGTGACCAGCGTCTCGGAAATGATACGCGACCGCAAAGAGGCGAACTTGTCAGTCGCGGATCTTGGTGACATCATGCTTTCTGAGCATTCTGAAAACTCATGGCAGGATTACGCTGAAATTTTGCGCGACCGATACGCTCGCAGATTAGCCATCGAAGCTGGTCAACAAGTAGCCAGTCAGAACCTAAGCGGAGAAAGTGCCGTATTCGCGCTCAAACAAGCAGCAGAGGCAGCGATGAACGCTCTAGTGGGTTCTACTGCCATTCAACGCGCTGGAGACGCTGTAGGGGCATTTCTGGCAAAATTCAAAGAGAACTACGAAAACGGAAGAATACCTGGTCTTTCTACAGGATTTGCAAAGCTCGATGAAAAGACTGGAGGAATGCGCAAAGGCGAATTTTGGGTGATTGGAGCAAAAACGAGCGTTGGAAAATCCGTCATGATGCTGCAAATCGCGCAGCACGCAATCAGAGACGGGAAAAAGGTCGCAATCTTTACGCTTGAAATGGGATCTGACGAAGTTGTCGGCAGGATGATCGCGTGCGGCAACAGCATACCGATTGGCGAAATTACGCAACCTCGGCACGTTTCAAAAATCAATATCGACAAAATCAGAAATGCGGCAAAATCGCTCGCTGATACTGGTCTCATGATTTGCGACAACGCAGATTTGAGCATTGACGCAATATCAGGACATTGCCAGCGCATACAGGAAACAACAGGGCTTGATCTAGTTGTCATTGACTACCTCCAGTTGATCAGCACGCCAAAGAATCGAGGGCAAAGCAGAGAACAGGAAGTAGCACAAATCAGCCGAGCTTGCAAACAACTGGCAAAGCGTTTGAAATGTCCGGTGCTGACTGCTACGCAGTTGAATGAAGCAGGACAAAGCAGAGAAAGCCGAGCCATTGAGCACGATGCCGATTGCGTATTTTTTATCATGCAATCAGAACACGATTGCCAGCTCAACATTTGGAAAGCGCGGAACAGCAAACGCGGCGAATGTTTGCCGGTAATAATGCGCGGAGAATACCAACGATTTGAAATGCTTTAACCACAGAACCAAAACAAAATGAACACAATCAAACTAAACCGAATATTGTACGTTTACGCCCTAAATGGAGTGATAAAATGCCTATCCGCAGATGAAATCCAAGAAACGGAATTGTTAGCAGCAGGATGGAAACACACCGCAACCATTGACCCAGCACTGTGGATTGAGGCGATGGCAAACGGGAGGCAAGAACCAAGCGATATGCTGGATGAACTGCAATTCTCACCTGCGAACTACAAACCAACAGAACAATGAACACAGAATCAGACACCCCGAAGACGGATGCGCTAATGCCAGACCAAGGACACAAGCGCACAATGTTTGAGCATATCGAAGCCATGGAAGCACACGCTCGCCAACTAGAGCGAGAGCTTGCCGATGCAATGGCAGCACTGCGGAACTTGACGGATGAGATCGGCAGGCATGAAAGCGCAAGCATGATGCATCCACGGCTTACCAGAGCGATTGCGGCAGCAAATAGACTAACCAACGAAAAAAAAGAGCAAGAAAAATCCATTGATACATAAAGGCTAGAGAACTATTTTCAATTTTATTTCAGAAATCGCTTTACAATTTGCAAGGAATCAGTGTATTGTGAGCGCGCCGCAGGGCAACAACCGAACACGCAACATTATGAAACTTACACCAGCAACAAAAAACGCAATCGCAAAATACGGAATCGAAATCTGCATTGCAGCATTTGAGCAGCACAACACGCACGGCGAAGGAGCAAGCACAGTGGCGCACAGTCACGCAATCCTGAAAGGTAACACTCGCATGGGTGACGCTGCAATCAACGCAGGACGCGAACTCGCAAGCAAGTAATAACCGCAATCAGGGGCGCGACTGCTACGCGCAAACTCAACAAACTACCACCATGATCGAACACATCCAAAAACTAACCGAAGCCGAAGCCAAGCTCCTGCTGCTATTCGCAATGCAGGATCTGCGCAAAGCAATATACAACCCATCACCAGCAAGCGACGCGATCACGCTCGGCTGGCTCACGCAGAAGATCGAAACCCTCAGCAAAGAAAACTCAGAAAAATGACCACCATCGACCAAATCATCTTAACGATTGCGATCATCGCGATCCTGATTGCCATCTTGCACATCGTTTTCCTTTGGGCAACGCATCAGCCACAGGACATCAGCTATTGCTTGCCACCGACCGACCTTGACGGCAGGGACGCGCAGGGCAGCGCATTCGGCAAGAAAGGAGGCTCCCATGAGTGATACACCGAGGACAGACGCAGCCACGCGCATGGCTTTCTCCGGCGAATACATGGTGCCAATTCAGGACGCACAGAAGCTAGAGCGCGAGCTTGCCGAGGCGAAAGAGGCGGATGCAGGACTCATGCGTGCCTGCGACTACCTAGAGCGCGAGCTTGCCGACATGACAAAGCAGCGCGATGCGTTGGCGGAGGGATTAGACAAAGCTCTAGCAGCCTTGAAAGGAGAATTACATGAGTGAACGCGCCTTGGAACTAGCCACCGCGCTGGAGGCTGAGCTGCTGGCGCAATGCGACAAGCTTGAGGCGACAATGCAGCGACCAGAGTATCCATCGTTTCCAATCGACGAACGCAGTCAGATCGAGCGCAAACACGCGGAGATCAGCGGACTGCTGACTCAAGCGGATTTTATGAAATACCAATTATCGAGATTATGAATATGACAAAAGAACTATCGGAATCCCTGCTAGCAGCGTGCAAAGCGGCGGGGATTGAGACGCCCAGGTATATCGCGCAGGATGAAAATGGAACCGTTTGGCATTATGATGGAAAACCCGACACGACATTTACATTGGATGTTGGTATTTTTTCGTTTTATCCAAATTTTGGTGAACGCACCATTAACCTTGACCACCCGCCCTACGCCGACGATTGGAAAGAGAGCTTGCTTGAATGGGTTGATCATGTTGCCGACACCAGCAAAATGACTGATGAACAAATCAACATCGCCATCGCGGAAGCGTGTGGTTGGACGTGCCTTGGGCAAGTAGAAGGGTGCAAACCACATGGCTACCCGCCTGACGCTCGCAAACCTACAACCAAGGAATTGATCAAAGGATACGGGCCGTCACCGTGGGATGTCCCAGACTACTGCAACGACTTCAATGCGATGCATCACGCTATGCTGTTACACCCTCGAAAAGAACTGCTAAGAGACTTTCTCTACCTAGAAGTGCTAGAAGACCCAACAAACACAACAAACGAACCAGCGTGGGCAACAGCTAAGCAATGGGCAACTGCTTACCTGCGATCAATCGGAAAATGGATTGAATGAAAAATAAACAAAAGCAATCGCGAGTATCTCACGTTTTCCGCAAGCGCAGGAGCTTCTGGTGGGTATTGCTAGCCAATCGCAATCCTGCATGGGAAAGAGCCTACGAAGTATCGTGGGAAGGCATGAGGAAGCGACACAAACAAAAACAATGAAAATCTCAGACATCATCGAAATCGTAGCGGCAGAAATGGACGTTGACCAAGACGAAATCACCAGCAAGAGCCGAGTGCAAGAAGTTGCAGACGCTCGTGCAGTCGTGCAGGCAATCATGCGCGACCGAGGCTGGATCTTGTCACGCATCGGCACCGTTTTCGGCACGGATCACACCACAGTTATGCACAACTGCCGCAAGATCGAACAGGCTCGCGCCATGATAAAAGCTTATGATGCGGCAAAGACCGCGCTAACACTCTCCCAGCCGAGTGGCTGATGGGAACTAATGCCTCCGCTCCCGCAATGTTCAGGCGCGTGGAGTGGGGGCGAACTTAACAAGAATATGTACATACCAAAGTATTTTTACAATCTAAGCAAAGAAGAGCAAGCTGCATGGATGACTGCGAAAAAAGAGAAGAGAAAATATTATTTCGCAAAATGGTGTGCTGAAAACCGCGAAAAAATGGAAGCTAGCAAAGCGAAATACTATGCTAAAAACCCTGATAAGGTAAAGGCTCGTAGTGCAAAATGGCGCGCTGAAAACCCTGATAAAGAGAAAGCTGCAAAAGTAAAATACCGCGCTAAAAATTTAGAAAAAATCCATGCTAGAGATGCGAAATACCGCGCTGGGAATCCCGAAAAGATAAAAGAAATGAATAAGAAATCATGGATTCGCAAACGATCAGAAAAAACCGCAATGAAATTTTTCCAGATGACGCAAGCGTTGTCTGAAATTGCAAACATCAACACAGAAAAGAAATGAATACACAAACCGAAATCATAAACCTAGAGCAAGAAGTCGCATCATTTGTTGCAGCGTATCAGCGAGGCATGGATGCATGGGAAGAAGCAGGGCGAATCATCGTTCGCATCGTTGACCACGACCCGCACGCTGTGGATGACATTATCAAACAATGCCCCGCGCTAACGCCTACAATCATCGGGGTATTTGAGCGCATCGGCAGAGGGTTACTGCTGCCGTCATTGGCGATGGATAGCAGCGAAGGGGCGCGTAGGCTCCGAGAGTTGCCCTTGTCACTCCAGAAGCGATACGAGCAAGAGCCGATCCCGCTGATCGTCAATACCAACAACGGAACGGACGTTTTACTTGTGGACGCTAAGAACATGACACGCGAGCAAATCAAACAAGTGTTTGCCAAGGGTCGAATCAGAACAGAGGGCGAGCAGAAAGCATTCTTAGCACAGCAAGCGAGCAACAATGCCAAGCCATGCCAGCAAGGCAAGCCAGCGTGGACTGTGAAGAATGGCAGAGTCATCTTTGAAGCAGGGACAACGCTCACCGCTGGAGAGCTTGCAACAATCTTGGCTCAGATCACGAAGTAAAACAAACGCTTAAAACATTACAAGGCATCGCTCAAACGGGCGGTGCTTTTTTTGCTATTGACATAACGCAATCAAATTGCAATTGTCAGCGCATGGCAACCAAGAAACGCAAACCGCTCGGCTGGGCTAAGGAGAAAGTCGGGCGGCAATTGATCGCTCACGAGTTCATCGGCAGACGCGAGATGCAAGAGGCATTGCGAGCATTTGAGGATCATCGGGGCATCATTCGCGTGCCATATGGCAGCACCAAGCCGAGAATCAATGCAGAATCGAAAGGCGTAAACGTAACTAAATAACAAGTAATGTAATCCAATTGTAACCAAAACAAAAAACACGTCAAGACAAAAAAAGAAAAATGATTGCGAGCGAGATAAATCCTTTAGGCTTAGTCGGTAACTGCAAACGCAAGTTGATTGCATTTAAGAGAATATGCGCAGACACCCCCACTAAGGAATCTTTTACGGTTTTGAAATGCCCCATGCGCTGCGTCTCGCGGTCAATCTAAATGCACAAATTTTGCAATAAGCTCTAAAATAAACCAATGAAAACGACATTATGAAAAACAAACCAAAAATAGAAATACTCAAAACCGACTCACTGATTCCCTACGCTAGAAACAGCCGCACGCATAGCGAGGCACAGGTAGCACAGATCGCTGGCAGCATGCGAGAGTTTGGCTTCACGAACCCAGTGCTGATCGACGGAGAGAATGGCATCATCGCCGGTCACGGTCGCATCATGGCAGCGCAGAAGCTCGGACTCGCCGAAGTGCCGTGCATTAGGCTCGATCACCTCACAGAGACGCAGCGCAAGGCTTACGTCATCGCTGACAACAAGCTCGCGTTGAACGCCGAGTGGGATGAGGACATGCTCGGGCTGGAGCTGGCAGACCTGCGGGAGTTGGATTTTGATTTAGACCTGACTGGTTTTGATGGGACTGAAATCGAAGCTGCACTCAATCCTCCTGAGTTGGATCCAAATGAATCGGATGCTGATCTTTACTCGCACAAAGTCGAAACACCGATCTATGAACCGAAGGGTGATAAGCCTCCGATTGAAGAACTGGCAAACCATGAAAAGGCAAACAAGCTAATTGCAGCAATCAAAAAAGCCAAGCTGCCCGTTGATGTCTCATCATTCCTTGAAGCGTCAGCTGCTCGCCACATCATTTTTGATTACGGCAAGATCGCCGAGTTTTACTGCCACGCTGACAAGCCAACTCAAGAGTTAATGGAAGATTCGGCACTGGTAATCATTGATTTCAAGAAAGCAATCGCTGACGGCTACGTTAACCTGACCAAGCGTCTGCAATCGCAGTTTCAAGAAGCAACCTCTGACTTTTCGGAAGAATGAAATTCGCAGCATTTATTTTATCCCATGGACGGGCTGAATCAGTAATCACCTTTGCCACTCTGCGCAAACAAGGTTACGATGGATCGATCTTTATCGTGATCGACAACGAAGACAGCCAAGGCGACCAGTATCGCGAAAAATATGGCGATCAAGTCGTGGTATTCGACAAGAATAAGTATGCAGAAGCCACTGACAACTACGACAACTTTAAAAACTATCGAAGCACGACCCACGTTAGGAACGCCATATTTGATATTGCAAAAACAAAAGGTGTTGAGGCATTCGTAATGCTTGACGACGACTATTCGTTTTTCTGCTACAAGTTCAATGGATCACTGAAATACGGTGACTGGCTACACAAGCGAAGTCTCGGAATATCGTTTCTTGCTGTCGTTGATTTACTGAAATCATGTCCAAAAATATCGTCAATCGCATTTGCTCAGCAGGGCGACTTTATCGGCGGCCCGAATGGTGGCTTCTCGCAAGCTGTAAAAACAAAGCGAAAGGCCATGAACAGCTTTTTCTGTTTGACGGCACGTCGATTTAATTTTGTGAGCAGATTGAATGAGGACGTTAACACATACATGACACTTGGAATGCGTGGTGAAATTTTTCTAACGATAAACCAAATTTCGTTGAATCAGCAAACCACTCAGGCAAATGCCGGCGGAATGACAGAAGCCTATTTATCCAGCGGCACTTATGTGAAAAGTTTTTACACGGTAATGGCAATGCCATCATCAACAAAAATCATGCCGATGGGATGGACAAACCCACGGCTTCACCACCGGATAAGTTGGAACAATTCAGTTCCAAAGATTATTGATGAAACGCACAAAAAATCATGAGTGAGAAACCAAACAAAGGCGGCAGACCGAAGCTAGAGATTGACGGCGATCTTGTCAAAAAGCTGGCAATGTAACTCGACCGATGCGCTCTAATCCAATAACACATGAGTGAAAAAAACGTCATCACGCCAGAAATGGCGCAAAAAATACAAAGCGCAAACATTGACAACATCCTGAAAAAGGTAAAGGCAGGCAAGGTGCTGACAGCTCAGGAGCAAAAAGCGATTGCTGAAAATAAGCAAGATGAAGTAGTTGATAAAAAAACTCCATTATTTACTGCTCGTCAAATGACCGAAGCTCTAGACGTAACAGCGGGTAGAATTACGCAACTCAAAAACGATTGCGTTCTTGTGCCAGTTGGAAGCAAGTATGATGCCATTGCGTCAATGCGTGCTTATGTTAAAAAATTGCGAGACAAACAAAAGGACGTTATCACTTTTGAAGGCGTGCCGGACATCGACGAATCTAAAGCTCGCAAGGAGGCAGCGCAGGCGGGACTAGCAGAGTTGAAGCTTGCAGAGGAGAAAATGGAAGTTGTCAGGATCGCAGAGATCGACACGCGAGATGCTAAGATTGGCGCAGCAGTCAGGGCAGCGACCATGAAGCGCAGATCAGAATTGCCGCCTATTTTGGAGGGGTTGAGCGCAAATCAGATTGCGGCAATCCTCGATGAGCGAGATCGTGACTTTCTGGAAATGCTTGCTGACCAGCAAAGCGAGTTTTGGGAGCGCAGGGAAAAACTAAAAGCAGCAATGGAAAATGAGTGATGCATTTTGCCGAGCGGTCAGACCGCCATCAGATTTACAAGTTGCCGATTGGTGCGCTCAAAACGTGCATATTGTCGGATCAGAACGCTCATCGAAATTTGACATCGATCAATTCCCCTGGTGGAGATTTCCGATGGAGCAGATCCGCAACCATGACGTGCAAGAGGTTTACGTTACCATGCCAACAGGCAGCGGAAAATCAACAATGGCAGAAGCGTTATTTTGCTACATTGTAAGCGAGGATGCAGGGAATTTGCTTTACGCATCGCAGGCAAACGACAAGGCGAAGTTTTGGGCAGAGTCTCGATTGTTGCCAGCATTAAAAAGGTGTAAATCACTTGAAAGTTTATGGCCCGAGGATCGGCACAGCTCGCGCAAAACGGAGATCATCTGGCCTCACATGGCGATGCAATTCGTGGGCGCGAACCTCACAAACTTCCAAGAGGTGTCAGTTCGCTATGTTTTCGGCGACGAGGATTGGCGATGGGATGATGGATTAATAAAAGAAGCATTGGCGCGGCACCATGAGCGATGGAATCGAAAAGCGTTTTTCGTTTCGCAGGGCGGTTACAAGCACAAAGAAGGATTTAGAAAGCGCGAGATTGCCACGGAATACATTTACAAATGGGCATGTCAGGGCTGCGGGAATTACCACGATTGGAGCGATGCAAATCTGAAATATGACATTGTAAAAAAAGACGGGGAAATAGACCGACAATCAACGTGCGATACGGCGCGGATTCAATGCCCGAACTGTGGACACATTCACAAAGACAGCATTCAGGATCGCCGGGCATTGTGTGATTCCAGCACTTACATTTTAGAGCGCATCGGCAGTAATCCACGAATGGTTTACATCCACGGAGTGACACGGCTCACTATGTGGTGGGTTTCATATAGCGAGGTCGTCGGCAGGATTCTCGACGCAAAGGATCAGCTAAACAATGGGCGAATTGAGCCATGGAAGCAGTTGCGGCAAAAAGACTTTGCAGAGTTTTGGGATGAAAACTTTGTGCCAGACAAAAAGGAAATAGCCATCGGTGACTTTTCAAAAGAGGAACTAAGCGCAACACCAATCGAAAACGAGCATGGACGCTACATGACTATTGACTGTGGCAAAGGGCATTACTGGCATATTGGCGCGGCATGGACTAAAGACGCAAAATGCAAAGTTCTTTCCGAGGGTTACATCGATAGCGAGGCAAAGCTAAAAGCGGTGCAGGACAAAGCTGGAATCGCAGCAAGTAACGTGTTTGTTGACATTTCATGGGACACGGAAAACCTTGACGTTCTCGCGATGATTGAGCGCAACGGCTGGACGGGCATTAGAGGTAGCGACAAGCTAGAGTTCACGCATCAAACGCAGGATGGGAAACAAGTTGCCAAGGCGTATTCGAAATACGGACGCATGATGACTAAGAGCAAGCAGATCGTGCGTTACTTTTTCGTATCGTCAAAACGATTCAAAGATGACACCGATGGATTGCTCAACGCTGGCAGGATTGAGCTGCCGATTGATGTTAGCGACAACTTCCGCAATCACCTGAAGGCAGAGGTCAAAGCTGAGACAACAGACGGAAAAGGCAACGTCACGCAGTTCTGGAAAACTCTGAATCGTAACAACCACTTGTGGGACTGTCTTTATTACAATGTTGCAGTTGCTTACGTTCGCGGCGTTTTCAAGGGTGAATAAATTAGCCGAAAAAAATACTTGACGCAACAAGAATCAATCGCGCAATACGCGCATGAATCTTGCTCGGCTAGCATTAACGGTCGCAAAGGCTACGCGAACGAACGCGACTGCCATGCAAACCATTCGTGACGAATACGCCGCGATTGCGCTGGAAGTTGCCACATCAGCCGATGCTGGCAAAGAGTTAACTAGCGCAACGGTCAACGGTCAAACCTTCTCACAGTCAACGACTATTTCCAAAGCTGACCGCTTGGCACTATTGGAGCGAGTCGTTTGGCATTATGACAACGGCTTCACATCCACAACCCGAACCCGTGTATTTTTCCAATGATCGTTGACCAATACGGACAAACTGTAAAATTTGCGCACGCTGCTACGCGTGATGTTCGCCGCTCGCCACAATACGAAAATCGAGATGGTGACATTGACAAGTTAATCCCGATGAATGACCGCCGAACCTTGGCGGCATTGTCACGCAGGCTATACACCAACATGGGCGTGCCGAGGGCAGCAATCAATCAAAAAGCCGATTACAGCGTTGGTGAGGCATGGCTTCCAACTTACACAGGCGCGGATCGTGACGCTGGCAACGCTGCCACGCAATACCTGATAAACGTGCTTTATCCTAACAGCGACATCCGCGGCGGGATGTATGATTGGCAAACTGACTTGCGTTTGACATCCATCGCCATGGATCGAGACGGCGGGGATTTCACGCTTTTGACCTACGATTCAAGCGGGACATTTCCACAGTTTCAGTCGATCCCGTATCACCAATGTTGGAGCAAAAACGCAGCGGACGGGCAAGAGCTAAAAGACGGCACCTACAAAGGCGCAGTCATCCGCGATGGCGTTATTTACAACAAAGCTGGCAGACCGATTGCATTTCGTATCAGCACTGGCACGCAGTCATCGGATTATGAGGATTTCCCAGCATACAAAATCATTCACGGCTTTAACCCTGAATGGCAGGAGCAAGGGCGCGGATTGCCGAGCTTTACGCACGCATTGGAAGATTTGAAGCATTGCTTGCAATCAACCGAATACGAACGCATCCGTCAAATGATCGTTTCAAGCATTGGGCTTGTTGAACACAACGAAATTGGAGGTGCTGATTTGGACGATCCAGCAAACACTGACATGCTTTGTAACACTGATACTGGAATCACTTTTGAGCGAGTTCAGCCAGGAACAAACCGTTACTTTGTAGCTGGCAGCGGCAGCAAAATTGAAACAATCAAACACGAAAACCCCGGTGACGTTTGGGAATCATTTCATGACCGCATGATCCGAATGAGCTTGATAGGCATTGGCTGGTCATATTCGATGACTTGGAAGCCAGCAGGGCAAGGCACGGCAGAACGGGCAGAAGTTGAACGCGCACGCAGAGCTATTCTTGCACGTCAAAAAGTGCTGAAATATATTGCCAAGCGCAAGCTTGAATACGCTTATGCAGTTCTGGCAGCCAACGGGAAAATCACACAAGTTGCCGCGCCGTTTTCTTGGTCATTTACAATGCCGCCACGTTTGACCGTGGATGATGGCAGAGAAGCGCAAATGGCACGCGAAGGATTCAAACTTGGAACCATCAACATGGGTGACATTCTGGAAGCGCAAGGCACAACGCTAACGGAGCATTACACCGAGCGCGCTGAGGAAATCGCAATGCGCAAAGTCATCGCCGCGCAAGTAGCAGAAAAATACAAAGTGATCATCGAAGATCGCGAAATGGTGATGCTCACGCCAAACGAAATGAGCCAACAACAATCTACACCGAATGAAGAACCAACTGCATAATCACCTTGCAATGCAACGCTTTTACGCTTGCGATGCGTCACAGCTAAACGCTGCAATGAACGCTAGTCTCGACGATGTTGAGATTGAGGATTTTTACAACCTTCGACCATCGCCATCAATCGAAAATGAAATCGGCACAATCTCGATACAGGGGATGCTGACAAATGGAGTTCCAGCAATTTACGAAAAGGTCGGAATCGTGACCAGCTACGATACGATCAAAGATGAGATTGATGATTTGATGGAGCAAGGAGCGCAAGCAATCAACTTTGTAATCAACAGCGGAGGCGGCAGCGTAAATGGTGCTATTGAGCTTTCGCGCTACATTGCATCACTATCCGTGCCAACTGCCGCAACGGTAATGTCTTGCGCTTGCTCTGCGGCTTACATGCTGGCAAGTGCTACCAATCGCATTGTGATTTCTGAAACCGCTCAAATCGGCAACATCGGAACAATCATGACTTGGTATGATTATACTCAATACGAGCGCAATATCGGAATTGAGGCAAAGGCAATAACCAACGAAGGCGCAACGCTGAAATCAACTTTCCATTTGGAGCCGAATGCAGAGCAACTAGCATTTTTGCAAGAGTCAGCAAATCAATTTGGCGATGCTTTTAAAGCGTTTGTTTCAGAGCGCAGACCAGACATCGACGAAGAAGTTTTCCGCGCTGGCTGGTATTCTGGACAACGAGCAATCGACCTAGGCTTGGCAGATGAAATTATCTGAAAAAAAATCTTGACGTAACACAAATCAATCAAAAATCGAACTCGAAATGAGCTTTAACCCATTCGCAAACAAAGCAGACCTCGAAGCCGCGCAATCGCAAATTGCATCGCTCACCGAGGATCTGACCGCAGCACAAGCTGAACTATCCGCTGAACGTGAGACAGTCGCAGCTCATGCACAATCAATTTCTGACTTGCAAGCACAAGTTGCAACTCTCACCGCAGAGCGTGATACATCCGCAGAAAGCTTGACACAAGCACAAGCGCAAATCGTAACTCTCCAAGAAGAAGTGCAAACTGCCGAGGCTAGCGCAGAGCAAAAAGCCATTGTGCTACTTTCGCAAAACGGACACGAAACACCAGTTGCAATCGAGGAAGAAAGCGCAATCAAAAACAAAACTCTCCAACAGTTCAACACGCTCACGCCTGCCGAGCGCATGAACTTCGTCAAAACTGGCGGCAAAATCATCAACTAACATAACACATGTCAAACACACTTACTAACTTAGTGGCTGACGCTTATTCCGCGCTTGACGTGGTATCGCGTGAGCTTGTCGGATTTATCCCATCCGTAACCCGTGACGCTTCCGCTGATCGCGTTGCCGTTGGTCAAAATCTCCGTTCGTTCAAAACTGCTGCAAATACAGCAGGCAAGGACATCACCGCTGCCATGGCTTTTCCTGCAATCGCAGATCAAACCGTAGGCAACGAAAACATCACAATCACCAAGGCTCGCGCTTTTCCATTCTCTTGGAGTGCTGAGGAGCAATACGCGGTCAATCAAGGTGCTGGCACTTTGTCAGTTGCTCAGGATCAAATCGCCCAAGCCATCCGCGCTGCCGTAAATGAGATCGAAAATGACCTCGCTGACGCTGCCGCACTTGGTGCATCGGGTGCAATCACACCAAACGCAACAACTTTGTTTAGCGCAACATTGAAAGATGCTGCATTTGCCAAAAAGTTCTTGGATGATCGCGGCGCACCACTTAGCGACCGTCACATGGTTCTCAACACCACGGCTTCCGCTGCCATGCGCGGATTGACCCAGCTTAACAGCGTTGATAGTGCTGGAGATAACGGCTTGCTTCGCCAAGGAGTTCTTGGCAACCTTATGGGTTTCGGTGTTCGTGAGTCTGCTCAAATCGGATTAACCGCCACTGCCACAGGTGCAAACTACCTTGTTGACCTTGTAGCAGGTTATCCAGTCGGCAGCACCACGATCCACGTTGACACAGGCACTGGCACAATCCCAACTGGATCGCTTGTGACCATTGGCGGCAACACTTACACCGTAACCAGCGGATTCGCAGGTGACGGAGACGGCGATATCACAATCGCAGCACCTGGACTTATCAAAGCAATCGCCAACAACGATGCTGTGACGGTTCTCAGCGCGCAAGATGCAAACGCTGCATTCAGCCGCAACGCAATTATCCTTGCAACACGCTTGCCAGAAGTTCCACTTGGCGGCAACGATCTTGCTTTGATGCGCGAAGTCGTAACTGACCCACGCAGCGGACTTAGCTTTGAGCTTGCTGTCTATCCCGGCTATCGCATGGTTCACTACGAAATCGGTGTTCTGTGGGGTGCTAAGGTTCTCAAGCCAGAGCATATCTGTTTGCTTGCTGACTAATTTTTCTTGGTAGTAGTCATAACTTCCATCCCGTCAGAAATGGCGGGGTGGTTTTTTCAAAATGTCCGCGCTAACAGAATTTGCAAAAAAAGCTTTCCTATCCGCTCGCACAACGATTGGCGGGGAAACCATCACCATTAACGGTGGCGCGTCTGTTAGCGCGGTATTAAATGAAATCGCAGATTCACAAAGCTACGAAGACACAGGATTTTCACCGATTGCTAGTTTTCAAGCAGTCGTTGAAAGCACTGAATTTACAACTGCTTACACGGCGTCGATTAAGAGTTATATCGGATCATCGGTATCATCCCGCAGCAGATCATTTCGACTAACAGACATTGTTTCAGGACGTTCTTTTATCACTCTTAAATTGGAATCAATCACCAGAGCATGAAGCTAACTATGAAAACCGACAATCGACAACTAGAGCGCAGCCTTGCTGTGGCTAGTAAGTCGTTTGGCGAGTCATCAGAGCAAGCTTTGTATCGGTGGGGCGTGCAGATCGCAAGGGAGCTTGCAGGCGCAACACAAGCGTTTGGCAAGGGTAAAAAAACAAAGGACATTCAAAACAAGGCAATCTATCTCGACGCTATGAACGTTTGCCGCATGGTTGAATCTCGACCATCGCTAAAAACACCGCAAGCTTGCTATGAATGGATCGAGCAACACAGAACACGCGGACGGCGTAGAACTGTGAAGCTCCCTATTGAGCAAAGAAAGACGGTAACGCCAGCAATCTTGCAAGAGGCATTGAAGCCAAAGCGGGACAATGCTGGCATGGCAAAAGGCGCATGGTTTGGATCTGGCAATCAGCTATCGAGCAAGCAAAGCGGTACGCAAAAGGTCAACATTGGAAAAAACTTTCTGCCACACGCTCAAAAGTTTGCGAACCTTGGAAATGCTACAACAAAGCGCAGTATTTTTTCGCCAAAAGCGGAATTAAACAACACAGTGAAACATAGTGCCAGCCCTGAAATTCTACCGCAATCGCGCAAGACTCAGGTGGTGAAACGCGCATTGTTAAACATTCTCAAGTGGTATGACAAAGCGGCAACGGCTAAATTCAAAAAACAAAAAGCAGCATGACCTCAACGCTCATTCTTGAATCACTCAAAAATTACATCGCCGATAACGCAATCGGTGATCTTGCTGATTTGGATGTTTTTATCGACGGGGATCAAAGCTTGATCGAGCCTCCCGCAATCAAGCTCACAATTACTGGCAGCAAAGAGCATGAAGTTTTGCGCGGCGTTATTGATTTTAGCATCGCGGCACAACTTGGCACAGTGCCGAGGGTGAACGGTGGCACTACGCTAGCCGACAAGGATGAGCTAGAAGGTCAATTCTATGACTTGCTTGGCGATGTTGTTACATTGCTCGCATGGTCGGAAGCAGACAATACGCTGACAAGAATTTTTGATGCAAGAGATTTTGAACTCGAAACATCGGCAGACAACGACACCACAATTTCACAAATATCATTCACCCTCACAGGGTGCAAAATCTAATCAACAAAATATATGAGCGCAACAGTTTTCGGAACGGCAAAATTTGGCATCGCATCAGAATCCGCATCAACGGGTCTTTTTGCTGCAAACATCAGTTACAGTGGCAACAGTGAAGTTGCTTACGCTCCTAACCATGTAGGGCAGGATGTAGGCATGAGCATTTACAATGAATCTATCGACGTAACAATTGATGGCGTAGTTGCGGTCAAAGGCGCAGGTTTAGTAGTCGGCATCGCTGACACGGTAACGCTTGCCAACACATCAGCGGACTCGCTAACGGTTACCACTGACTTGCTCAAAATCACACCCGTAGCAAATGCCAGCGTTATCGTTTTGCAAGCATCGCTCAAGCGCAGCAATACAGGATTTGAGATGGGCGATCTTACATGCGTATTTAAACCAAGCATTGATTCATCCGCAGTATCGACAGCAAGCTAATAAAAAAAATTATGATCATTTCCTCAGCACTAACAAACAATGGCACGAGCTTTACCGCTAGTCCCGCATCATCGCTCACAACTGGCAGAGTTACAGTCGGAACTTCTGCCGCGCAGCAATCATTTGCAACTGCCGACATTGGCTATGCAATCAGCGCAAGACTTACCACATCTAGCACCACGGCAACGCTAGACGTTCAAACAGGTGTATGCACTGGCAGCGCGGCATTTGTCGCAGGAGTTGCACAAGTCGAAACTGCCACAGTAATTGCTGCTGCTGGGGCAACATCGAGCGGCAATTGCATTGTCACCGTAACGGGATCAACTTTAACGGGATCGCCGCTTGCTGTAACAATCCCGTTGACGACATCAGCGAACACCGCCATACTAGTTGCAAGCGCACTTGCATCGGGGCTAAATGCAAATGCTGCAATCGCCGCTAAATACTCGGTGGCAAGCTCAGGTGCCGATATTGTGCTGACAGTTAAAGCAGATGCAAATGGCAACTTTCTTGCCAACGATGGCACGTTGAACATAGCGATACCTAGCGGATTAGGAATCACAGCGGCATCCACAAGCACTGATACAACGGCAGGGGTTGCCAGTTCTGGAGTGCAAGTTTTAGACGGAGACGGCAAAGACTTTGAAGGCGTTACACTGACATCTATGGCGCGGATTTACGCGCTAGAAATCAACGTCACAAGCGGCAGTGCATCGGCAACGAACGGCACTCAGGTTTTGACGCTACCTTGCAAAATCTGGAATACAAGCGGCATTACTGGCAGCATGTTGACCGCTGATCTAGTTATCACTGCTACATCAGCAGGAACAAACCTTACGATCACCGCTTTGGGCAAATCATCGTAACAACTCAAAAAGAAAATGGAGAAATTTGGAACAGGTGACATCAACCTTGCAACGTCACTCATGAGCATCGGAATCCCGAACGCTCAAGACGTGCCTTGCAAAATTATTTCCCACGAAAACGGCAGCGTTTATTCGCGCTATTATTTTGAGTCTCACAGCATTGATGGCAAACACGATTCGATTGCGATGTCCCGGGCATGGTCGCGCATGGAGACATTGCCAGCAGCTCATCCGCTGCATCATTTGTCTGCATTCGTCAAGACATCACAAAAAGGATTTACGCCGCAAGATTGGCTTGCTCATGCAATTGAGACTTACGATCTAAAGCACGTTGCAACATTTGAGGATGCAGGACGGCACATTGCAAAATTCCCGAACAATGCCGAAAGCTATTGCTTGGCGTTTGCGATGAACCGCAAGGAGTTGCTGCATTTGCACAGAATCGCCGTCCAGAGTATTTACATGACCAATGGCAAGGCAAGTGCAATGATCGACGCGAAGCTGCCGCAGAATCAAAAGCGTGAGCTTGTAAGCAGACTTAACGGTTAAAAGATATGAGCGAAAGAGAAAACAAACTATCAGGAGCATGGCTGGGTGAAATCACACTGGCAGGAAAGCCATTGCATCAGCTATCATTTGGCAGGATTCAGAAACTTAAAATGATTGGAAACGATTGTTTTAACGAGTCGGAAAAACCAGACGAATTGAGCGCAATCACTGAGGTGGTTTTCGCCATGTCGTTAAGCAAGGATGAGTTCAAGGAATACGCACGCAAAGACAAAAACGAGCGTGATTTGATCTTGTCAGACTTTGCGATTGATAATGAGGATGAACTTGAAAGCGTTATTGCTCAGGTCATGGAAGCAGTGGCACGCATCGGAATTGCCCGTATGGAAAGTGGGGCATCGGGAAAGGAGATTCGCCATGCTTAGACGCGCAGCTAGAATACTTCGCGTTACGGCATGGCATCCCGATGGCGGTTATTTTATGGGAGATGGATTGCGCTCGGGTGCTGCAATTGCTTTATTGCGAGAGCATCAAAAACGGTCACACTTTGAGGTATTCGGTAACGGTTGAAGATAAAAAAACCAATGACAAACTAGAACAACTTGAAAGGAACTTAGAACAATGGCTATCGGCACAACAGTAAAAGTAGGATTTGACGGTGAGGAAGTAAAACGTGGTTTTGCTGGTCTTAAAAATGGATTTTCTGCAATTGGTAGAACCATGGGAAAAGGCGCGGCATTGGTCGGCGGCATGATGGCAGCGCAGACGCTGGAAAGCATCATCATCAAGGCGGCAACCGGCACGAATGAACTTGCCGACTTTGCAGGGGCTGCGGAGGATGTTGCATTGCAAACTGGCAGCACCGTTTCGGAAATCATACGCTTAAATAGAGCATTGGAACTTGCAGGAGCGCAAGTTGACGCAGGTCGAATGCTCTCAACGCTTGCTGACAACATGTATGATGCGACACACGGAGGGACAGAGCTGCAAGATACCTTTTTCAAGATTGGATTGAGCGCGGCAGAGTTGGCAAAAATGAAGCCAATTGACCAATTCAAAACCGTAATGCAATCACTCTCCCAATATCAAGGCAGCATCGGGGAACTTAGTGACATTACCGAAAAGATTTTTGGGGCAAAGATGGGAATGCAAGCAATCCGACTTTTCAAAAATGCTGACGTCATGGCTACCGAGATGGGAGCAGATGTTGCGCTTTTTGCTGAGAAGGTAGAAAAATCTGCTGGCAATCTTGGATCATTTTCAGATCAAATCGGGAGATTGAAATACTTGTGGCGCGGAATCAACCTTGCAGGATTTGAAATACTTGGCGGCAATGGTGCATATCTTAAAAAACTATTTGACGGATTAGAAAGCGCAATCAATGCGGGTGACTTCTCAAAACTTGGCTACATGCTGAAATCAGAGTTTGCCAAAGCATTGGAGGTTTTCAACGATAGCGCATTTATGGACACGATCCGCAACGCCATGAAATCACTTGGTGAATCATTTGGTGAAGGTGTCAAAGGATCAATCAAAGACTTGATTCCAGGCATCGGCTTTCCTAATCTTTTCGGCGGCAGCAAAGACACATCGACATCACAACTTTTGCAAGAGGCACAGAAAACAAACACTTACCTCGCAAGCATCGAACGCACTAACGGAACATACGCATGAGCGCAACAATCATCGGAATCGCAAACACTCAAATCATCGCCAATCCAAACTTTCGCGCAAAGAAAGACGGGACTGGCAAATGGACAGCAACGCAGAGTTACCAAATCAAACGCGGTGACTACGCAAGCGTTGCCGAGTATTTCCAAAAAGGCGTAACGATACCTAATATCTACCCCGAAGTTCAGGATTACTTTGCGCCGCTGATTATTGAGGATCACGAATACCAAGAGCAGCCTGGAGGCATGGATTCGATTACTGTTTCCTTTGTCGGCTGGCAGGAAGGCACTGAAGGACAAACAGAGCGTGAGACGGTTTATGAGTATTCGGTGGATATTGCAGAGCGTCCTATTGTTGAGCATCCAAAGTTTATTGAAATGTCGTTGTCAACACCTGATGACGCAGCCGCAATCGTTCGTTGCTTTAATGAAACCGCAAGATGTGAAAACTTAGAAGCTCAAAACCCTCGAATCATTGACAACTTTTCGGGTGATGAAATTACAATCATTACCGATCCGAATCCAATTAAATGGTTTGATATGATTTTCCGCAGGGGCGTTAAAACATACCTTGAACCGATACCAGAATACACTGAGACAAAAACCGATCAAGGCGGATTATCAAATTCCAAAGTTGCAGACCTTGGCAAGATTGATTCGCCTCCGAATTCTCCACCGACACCAAGCGGGAAAGTTTGGATTTTATCAGGTGCAAGCGAAACGCGAAGCAGTGATAACCCAGTTACTTATACTCGCAAGTGGACGGTGATTGACGATACCGAGGATAACAATATACTTTACGATTGATATGGGAAACAAGACAAACTTACCAACAAACCCTCAAGCACCAAAGCGCGGCGATAGAGTCAAAGCTAAAGACATTCAGCAGTTGGCAGCGCAAGTGAAACGGCTTTCTCGCCAAGGACGGGACACGCATATAGGAGCATTTTACCGCGCTCCCGATTCGCCATTTATGCCAAAGCTACGAGGCAAAAAAGATGACCCGCAAGCTTATGAAATTGCATTGGCTAAAGGCTATGTAATTGAACGCAGAATTCCAGATGGCAATGCTTTGATTTATCATTTTCCGACAGGCTTAGTCGATGAGGATGACAACCCGATTTATCACGACATTACAGACGGGCAGGCGATTTACGTCAAAGTATTAGTCAAAAAAGACGGCACCATTGAAGAAGAACCAAGCGTTTTAGTTGGTGAGGACGAGCTAGCGGGTGCGCATTATAAACCGAAGATTTTCGACTTCGATGGCGCGGACGGTGAACACAATTACAAGATCGCCGTATTTGAAATCGTGGACAGCAAGCCAAGGCTTAAACTTTACGGCGCAGGTGACAACATCGACCATTACGATGAGCGGGTCACGATGGAAAACCTAGAAGCTGAAGGCGATTGCTACGAAGTTGGCAAGACTTACAATGAGGCATCGGACAAGGTAGAATTTCGCAAGCTTAAGCAGCTATCAGGTGAAGGATCACCAGTCATTAAGGATCAAACTGATGAGACTATAAATTTCAAGCGCATTAAGGCGCGAACATCCCCGACTCAGATAAATGTAACCGATGATGGAGACGCGATTAAAGTTCATGGCAATGGCGTTCAAGGAGTATTAAAACATATTTCATGTACTGGAGTTGAAACAGATATACTTACATGGGATGATGGTTTGATCACGTCGGCAAGCACATCGTTTACCGCAGGATGCTCAGGAAGTGGTAGTGGGAGGGAAATACCATGATCAAAAAAGCAATCGTTTGTTGCCACGAAGCAGATCAAGAAATGCTGCCAATTTTTATCGAGCGGTGGCGTGATTTATATCCCGATGTTGAGCTATGGCTAGGCAACGACAACGTGAAGCCAGTTACGATTGACCATGATTTGCCAAGCGTGAAAATCACATGGGGAAACGGAGTTGCCAGAAGCATCGTCAACGCCATGCTTGAAACGGGCGGCGATATTGTGGCAAAGCTGGATGTTGATGCCTGGCACTTGAAAAATAACCTATTTGATCCTTTTTCTCAATCGTGGGTCATGGCAAGCGGTCATCAATGGCAAAACCAAGCTGGCAGGTTTTTGGGCATTGCTTACGCAATCAAACGCGAGGCATTGCTTAAGATCACCATATCGCAATCATGCGATTCGATGCGCGGCAATCAAGAGGATACAGCAATGAGTCAGGCGGTGCGCAGGAGCTACCCTAATGGCGTTTATTTGTTCCCGTTTATGCAATGCCGCAGAGCTGATACATGGAACGGCGAGGACGCATCATTGATCCATTGTGGGCTTTACGGACACGATGAAAAAGGAAGAAGCAATGCGCTCATAGAATTGCAGCGATTGGCAAGCGGCGAACACGTCACAAGCAGCGAAAGCGCATGGGTGGGGATGTCGGTTATGCCATCACGTTTGCATGGCGTTGGCGCAATCATCGACCATATGACAAGCGGGAACACAAAACCAAAAGGAGTAATACTCTCGATCCCGAATCACGCATTTAGAACCGATGAGGATTATGACGAATCCGAGGTCGAAAGGCTAAGTGAAAAACACATTGTCAGACGGACAAAAGATTATGGCGCGATTACAAAATACATCGGTATTTGCGAGCAAGTGCAGGATGAAGATTTGTGCATCATTCTTGATGACGATTGCCAATACTCACCACAGCTTGTGGCACGCATGGCAAGCGAATACAAGGAAGGTCACGCCATGGCGAATAGCGTATTTCGCATTTACAACACCGACTTGCCAGAGGGTTATGGCGCGGTGATTTTCCGACGATCACTGATTGACTTAGAAAAGCTCAAACGATTGATTTATTTTTTGAATGAGAATTTTACTGAGGCTTTATTGGCTGATGACGCAATCATGGGCTGGTATTTCCGCAACAACGGCGTGCCAGTCACGAAGCCAGACAAGCCAGTTCACACCAATCCAGCGGAATCGAATTACGACGATTGTGCATTGCACAAGATCGCGGGTGGGCATTTTGATCGCTATCAGCGCACGCTAAAATTTCTCTACGAAAATGCCGATGCGATAAATAAATTGACATGACAAAAATTATGTTGACACAAGGCGTATCAACTACACAAAAGCGCAAAGAACATGGCTACCACCGCAATCTATAACTTGCCAGACATTATGCAGGGTGACACGCTAAGAGCGCAGTCATTCCGCGTCACGATCAACGATGCCGCACCTAGCAGCACGCTTGCTAGCGTCGAAATCGACTTTCGCGCCAATCAGCCAGCGAACTGCCAAACGGCGTTGCAACTGACAAACGGCAACGGGATCACAATTACAAACGCGGCACTGTGGGAGTTCCGAATCGACCGCATCGCAGAGCTTGATCTTGATCCTGCATATTACGTTTTCTCAATCCGAACCATCGCCACGGATGGCACTCGCCGCAACTACATTAAGGGCGGGATGAACGTGACACTACCAACAACCAGAGATTGATCTATGCCCGACGAAGTAATTTTAGACGTAACAACGATTGAGGAAAATGTCACAGTTGAAACAACGGCGGGTGACGTGGTGGAAATACAAGTCGTTGCACCCGCTGGCCCTGCTGGAGCAACAGGCCCCGCTGGCCCGAACAGCGTAACAAGCGCAACGACATCGGACGGCACGGCAAATTTATCAATTGCCGACTTGGAAGTAGTAGGCGGCGAGATTTACACAGACGGTGATTATTCACAAATTTACACGCAGGGGACAGATGCGCATATTTTTACGCTTGGATCGGGAGCTGAAATTTTTACCGAAGGCGAACTAGCTCAAATTTACACTACTGGAGCATCAGCGCAAATTTACACAGCAGGAGCAGGAGCGACAATCGGCACGCAAGGAGCAAATGCAACGATCTACACTACAGGCACAAACGCTACAATTTCAACCGCAGGTTCAGCGGCACATATCCAGACATCGCACGCAAACGCAGCGGTGAAAAGCACCAACTTTGCAGCAGTCGAAAGCGGAGGCGCATCGCTTGTCGATGGCAGCTTTCAACCTTGCCTCACTTGGAGCGCGGGAGGGCGCAACCTGACTATTCCAAGCGGAACGGCAACCACCTTTAACACCACATCCTACACCTACGGAACAGGGGCAGCGGCAGCACACAGAGACTCGCTAGGGCTTACAACGCTCGCAACGACGACACCAGCGGCAAACGTAGCAACATTTCTTGCCACGCCAACCAGCACGAATCTTGCCGCAGCGGTCACAGACGAGACTGGAACAGGCTCATTGGTTTTTGGCACATCGCCATCGCTGACCAGTCCGACGATTGGCACCTCGGCAACATTCAACGCGACAACTTATACTTACGGTGCAGGCGCAGCGGCAGCGCATCGCACGGCTTTAGAGCTTGATACATTACTTGCTTTAAAAGCCAACTTAGCTGGTGGCAACACATTTACGGGTGCACAAACGATTACGGGGGCAAGTCTAACGTTACAAAATGCAGGAGCGGTCACTCTCGCTCTAAACGACACATCAAACGCAAACATACCTGCTTTCAATTTGCAACAGCTTGGCACGACTAGAGGAAGGATTGAGGGTGGAGTTGGTCTAACTTCAAGGCTTGATTTTAGTGTGGGAATCCCGCTTAGTAGGTCGATGAGCCTCAACCAAGGAGGCACTCAAAACTACGGCGTGACAATCGGGAGAAGCTCTATAGCAGGAAATGTAGCACCTCCGACTGACGGTCTTCACGTTCAAGGAACTGTTGCAATTGGAACAACAACGCCAAGCGCAAAGGCAATTCTCGACCTTACAAGCACCACTAAAGGTTTCTTGCCACCGCGCATGACAACGACAGAACGAAACGCGATTACTAGCGTTCCCGCTGGGCTAATGATCTATAATACCTCACTAAACAAACTTAATGTTTATAACGGAACAACTTGGGAAACCGTAACATCACTATAATTTTATGATCGAAAAATTAACACCCGCAGAATATAATCGCGAGCTTGCATTGCGAGTTGTGAAAGCCGTAAATCATTTAGCAGTCACCATGAACGAGTGTTATCATTTGTTCTGGAATCGCGACAAGCAGGAGATTCTAGACAGCCTCAACGCAAATATTGAACTTACGATGCAGCGATTCGTGGCGAATTCGGAGCTTGGCGCGGCTGTGAATTTGCAGTTGGAAAAAACAGACGTTTTAACTCGCGTTATTGTCAACATGCCAGAGGGCTACGTTTTCGAAAACGGAGCATTTGCATACGCTGAGCCACAGCCCGAGCCACAGCCAGAGCCTGAATTATGAATGAAGCAAATTTCACGATTCCAATCGGATGGGCATTGACGGGTTTCCTCTCACTTTGCGGCATCGTTGGCGCATTAGGAAAGCTGATTTACTCACTGCTCATGTATCGCATACAAGCACTTGAAAAAGACGTTACACGGCTGAGTGGTGGATGCGGAGCGCATGGGTGCTTTTGGAGAAAAATTCAATCACCTGACAAATGATCCATCTTGGCACAGACTACGCTCGCACCACTGACAGCAATGTCTATCGCTTTGTGACGCGCAGGATCATCGCCACACCGATCCCGTTCTTCCATCGCAATGCGGCGTTCTGCGATGGCTCTGGTCGAGTCTGGGCAACGATTGAAGAAGGAATACTCTACGTCTCACAAGGCTACGCTTGGAACGGGTGCAGTCCTAAGCGCAAAATGCTAGGTGTGTGGCTCGGCACTCCAGACACGGCGACCAACGTCCACGCATCGCTAGTGCATGACGTGTTGTTTCAATTCTCGGCGACTAAGCATTTCAAACTAACGTTTGAGCAGGTCAACGGGCTTTTCCGCTCGATCATGCGCAAAGATCGCTTTCCGCTTTCTGAAATGTATTACCAAGCGGTCATGGGTTTCGGCTTGGACTTTTGGCAGAAGGACAAAACCGTGCATTCAAAAACATTATGAGCAAAGAAGAAATCAATGCGTTGATTGCAAAACTAAAAACGGCAGTTGCTCACATGCCATCACATCAGCGCGAGCGAGAGCAGGGAAAATTACTGATTGAATCATTGCAAGCATTGATTGAACTAACAGAAACGAAACCATGAAAACACTCAGCGAACACATCCGCGAAGTTGCCACCGAGGAAATCGGCACCAAGGAAGTCGGCTATACAAACACAGGGGAGAGAGTCGGGCAATACCAAGCGGCAACATCACTAGGCGGCACAGGCTGGGCATGGTGCGCGGCGTTCATTTGCTGGGTCGTTCGCGAGGCGATGGCACGATGGGAAAAGGAGCATGGAAGCAAGCTCACATTTGCGCGTCCAAAGACCGCGGCGGCTTACGGCTTCGATGAGTGGTCACTTGCTCAGGATCGAAGCACAAAGACGCGCAGGAGCCACACAGGCGAAGCAATCGGCATTTTCTCACTACACTCCACGAGCCATTGCGGCATCGCTATTTCAGCACCGACAAAGGCAGGTAATTTTCAGAGCATAGAAGGCAACACAAACGCCAAAGGCTCACGCGATGGCGGATGCGTCATGATAAGAACTAGGAACGTGAAAGACGTTCGGGATTGGATCACATTTACAATATAATGAGCCACAAACGTTTCATCGTAGCAGCAGACAACCACGGAGGCTTAGTGTCTCATTCGGCAAAAAAGGTTTTGCTAGCGTTCTGCGAAACGTGGAAACCAAGTTACCGCATTCATTTGGGCGATCTCTGGGACTTTTCACCGCTTCGCCGCGGCGCCAGCCAAGAGGAAAAAGCGTTTGGCATCGCTGACGACTATGTGGAAGGCTTAAACTTTCTCGACGAATACAAACCCAATTTCCTAACGCTTGGGAACCATGATGATCGGATTTACCAATACGCTACGCATTGTGCCGACGGCATGTTGCGCGAGCGATGTGAGGAGCTTGTGGTAGCATCGGAAAAAGAATTCAAACGCCGAAAAATTACCTATTGCGAATACAAAGTGACCAAGTTTTTGAGACTGCCCGAAGGCGGTCCAAAGCTGATTCACGGCTTCCGCTCGACGGTCAGCCCAGCTAAAGCTCATTTCGACAACTGGGGAGAATGTTTGCACGGTCACTGCCACACTAAAGACGAGCATACAGCTCGGCACGTTGAAGGCGGCAAAGCGTTCTCGGTGGCTTGCATGGCAGACCTTGACAAGCTCACTTACAGCGACAGACAGCCAGCAAAACTAGGGCATCGCAACGGCTTTTTGTATGGCATAATAAACACCAAGACAGGAGATTGGACAGCATGGCAAGTTACAAAGGAAAACGGAATTTGGATCAGTCCACAAGGGATTCTCTGAGCGCACTTGAAAAGGCTCTGGAGATGGCAACCGCATCGCCGTTGCGTGCCGACGAATTCACCGTTGAGCAATATATCGAAAAATCGAAAAAGCTTGGGCTATATACCACCTATGACTCCAGCCGGTGGGAGCTGAAAAAGCTGGTCAAAAATGGCGAGCTAAAAATACGCAAAATCAAGATCAACGGTAAGCAGTGCAATGCCTACTCGGACGCTACTGGCAAAGCGTGATTATGCCTTGACTCCGCGCCGGATTGCGCTAGGTTTTCCCGTGACAGTGCTAGTTGCGCGACTCTTGCGAAGCGAACCAGACTTAGCCATTCAGCCCCGCTAGCACCCACTGGCGGGGTTTTTTTCTATCAGTTTTGTGAAAAAATATCCCCCAAGTGTGCATCGTCGAGAGGCCTGGGGGATCTGCTCACCTGCTAGGCGGCATACACCGTTTGACAAGTTCCAGCAAAAGATACCAATACCCGAAACGTTGTCAAATAAAAAGACCGCATCACCTCCGCTGAGTCCTCCCAACGCATTAAGTGATGCGGCCAGTGTGATGTTACCAAGCTGGAGCTTGTCACCATCGAAATGCTAGACCCGCAGAGCGAATCCGTATCCTTTTCTGCATCGTGGCAGATAGGCGAGCAAAAGATACCAGTCAGCGAGCGATTGTCAACTCACGCTTTACCGGTATCATCGGACGTAAAAGCGGTGTCATCGGACGTAAATCGGACGTATGGTTGACACGGGAATTCCAGATTTCCCGTTCGGGAAGCGCAGATTTCCCGCGCTGCAACCCTTGTAAAATAAGGGAAAATGAAAAATCTGAAAAATAATTGCGATTTATGCTTTACACTTTGCAAGTTTTTCGTCTATTCTTTGCGCGTCACCCGACACCGCTATGAAACTACCACTTCCTAAAGGCAAGCTCACCATTCGCTACATCAAAAGCCGTTGCGTCGATCAAATCTACGTTGCCGGTAAATACCTAGATGGAGCAAACGGAGAAAGCTGGAGC